CCATCTTGTGTAGCTTTACTATCTGAATTGTAAAATTGTAATTTGTTTCTTGTAGTTGTAATAAACGCATTGAGTCGCTCACCCCAAGGTTTCCAATCTTTTCCTAATGGTGGTGGAGGATTTGCAACACTCATCGCCTACCTCCTGCATTAGCTTCTATTCTCATAACACCTGAACGCCAGTTTTCATTGCCTGTGCCTTGTACTTTTATACGCACTTGTCTACCCTGAAAGCGAACATCTGTAGGATTACCAAGCGTAAATGCGCCATGTGAGGTCTCAGTATCATTAGGATGAAAACGTGTCTTAAATGTAACTTCTACTTGTCCTTGTGTTTTTTCGTCAGGTATAAGTTGTGTAACTTTCATTATGCTATCACCATTACCTAAACTAATTGAGCCTGACTCAGCGTAAGGTTTTGTTGTGCCATGTGTGTAACCTGTCTCTTGATTGTAAAGATTACCACTAGCATCTGCCCATATAGGGTTTTTAAATACACCTTGGTCAACACCTGCTGTTCTGTCTAATTCACCAGTTGTCCAATAACCTTCTTTGTAATCTAATGCTACATATCTATCGTTCTCCGTTGATGTTGCTGATGGGTAAAACCACCATATCTCACCATGTTGTGAGTTGTGTACTGCATACACTTTAGTTATTTGCGATGGATTCATGTCACCAAATACATAATCAGATACTTCACAAGGTATTTCACTTGCTACTGAACCATCAAAAGTAAAGAATCCATTCTGCCCCATCCAAAATGCACCTTCATCAATTGCTACAGCGCCACGTCTTGATGCAACACCACAAGCTGTACCTACTCTTTCGAAACCATATACAAAAGGCGCACCTGAATATTGTGCAACGTGTGCATCGTTATCAGTAAGAATTAATGTTCGACCTCTCATGCGTAACCCACACATTATTTGACCAACTGTCTGTAACTCAAAATCACCTGCTTGGTTAGTAGCGGCAGGTGTCCATGACGTATTGTTTTCTTGGTCACACCATGCTATTTTTCTAGGATTACCTCCTGCACCAAGTGCAAACACAAATCGCTCTTCAGTAACAACTAAAGCTTTATTATTGACTGGCGCATTAGCTACTACCTGTGCAACAACTCCTGTGTTTAGTTGCCATTCGTATATCTTGCCATCTTTAGATGAACAAGCCATAAGGTATTCACCCCATGTATCTAATGACCAAGTTGTAGCTTCTGCATATATACCTGATGAAGTTGGCGCACGACCATAATTAGTGTAACCGTAAAAACCACCACCAAAACCTACATTTAACGCACCGTTTAAATTACCTGCTGTCAAACCTGATGGTGTTATATCGTATACTGTTTGTGAAGGATTTACATAATATAATTTGTTATATGTTCCACCTGCTAAATAAGAATCACTAGAGTTATCAAGCCAAGTTAACATTGCTCTAGGTGCGGCGGCAAAAGCGCTTGTTTTTCTGCTTGTCCATCCACCTACTGGTCTTAAAGAACCATCAAGCCATCTAACAAGACTTGCATCTCTCCATCTGTTAGAAGCCTCAAAATCAGTACCATTTCTGTATTGCCCCGGTGGTAATTGTAAAGGTATTAATGCCATATTAAGCCGCTATTTGTGTCCAAGTTACAGAGTTATTAGTTATTAACTCCCATTTCTCTCTACCAATTGTAGCTGTTCCTGATGTAGATGATACTATACCACCGACACGATGTACTCTGTTGCAAGTTGCTGTGATACTAGCTTCAGGTTGTGTGACTGCATGACCTTGAAATATTTGTTCTGAGTCACTTGCTGTGCTTGAGTTTGTAGAATTATTTGGTGTTGTTGCTGTACCACCCATCCCTGAATGCAAAGAACAATAGTAATACAGGTCAGGCGTTCCATCTGCTACAACAATTGTAGACTGCGTTGATGAGTTGTGTGTTACACCTGTTGTGTATTCTGTTCCACTTGCATGTGTACCATTAGAGGTTGTAGAAAATCTTAATGGATGTCCTGATGGGTAATTAAACACATACGTGTTGCCTTCAACCAAGAATTGTGCTTCTTGTTGAACGCCATTTATAAAGTATTTATTAGCACCACTCACACTAGCAACAGTTACCTCGTTTGTATGAGTGCTTCCCGTTGATGCAATGCCACCTCTTGTAGCAAATCCGAGTACAGTAATACTAGCTACTGCTGTTGGTACACCTGAACCAAATCTAACACGATTACATATAGCCGCGCTTGTTGCTACAACACTAACAGTTGCTGATGCACTTATCATAAACACACCACTTGCAATAACTGTTGCTACTGCGGTAGCTGTTTGTGGACTTGTGCGAACACGCATAGCACTTTGCGTTGTAGTTGCTACTGCATTAACTGTAGCAGAACCGATTCTACGTCTAGTACCATTTGCTGTTGTATTAATGGTAGTTGTTGAACCACCTGAAATTAATACTGAGCCTTCAGGTATACGCCTAGCATTTGCACTAAATCCTGAAGCAACAGTTGAAGTTGCCGAAGCTATTCTTACACGCTTACTGTCTGCTGTTGCACTTGACGTTGCTGTGACTACTGTTTGTAAGTTGTCATCACCATCAAATACACCGACACCATACTGCCAATCGCCATAAAGACGAGAAGAAGTATCTTCAATAATTACTACTTCACCACTACAAGTGGCACTAGATGTTACAGTCGTAGAAGCATCGCCACCCATAGTGACAATCCAATCTACACCATTAGCACCTGAAGTAGCAGTTACTGTAGCAGAAGCATCCTTTACATCACCTGCACTTGAGCCAAATGACCGTAAACCGAAATACGATTCACCATACTCAAAAGCCATTTACTTAATTAGTTAAGTGTAATGTCTAGGTCACCTGATGGCACACGAAACACGTCACCAGTTTCAATAGTCTTATTTGACGATAAAGCCGCATAAGCCATTAAGTTACCTGATGTTGAAGCATCGTAAACACCAACGTGTGTTACAGTTCCATAATTACCTGTAGCTGTAGGAAATTCTACTGCCGCGTTATTAGACGTAGTGTTACCTGATGTTGTAAATGCAACTGATTGACGTGCATAACCACCACCACTTACTTCAGTAACCGAACCTGTTTCGCCATCTGCTACTGCTGTAAACAACGCTAAGTATTTTGTACTTGGAGCTGTGTAAGCCGCACCTGCAAATACGTGGTCTAATATCTCTGTTTCTAAGAAGTTTGAAAAACTCATACTAATCCTCTCACTTTAAGTGTTAATCCTGACCCACTAAAACGTGCATTGTCAGAATATTCATTTAATCTAGCAACTGCGGCAGAATACATCTGCGCCCAAACTGCTACCCTTTGGTCTTCTGCTAAATACGGTGCTGAATGTAGTAACGCTCCGTAGAGGTATACATCAGGTGCTTCTAGCAAAAGCCAGTTATCTGAGTTACTACTAAGGGATGGTACTTTCTGATAGTAAAGCAACTCAAAATCTGTGTCGTTTCCCGGAGTTGGGTACAATTGAAATTGTCCATCTGCGTGTGTGTACATTATTGGTGTTCCTGTGGCATCACTCTGAGCTTGACGTTTGTCAGCCATAGCATCTCTAGAAACTAAATTAACTACTGTAGTTCCTGTGCCTGTGAGATGTAATCGTATTGTTTCTATCCAATCAGCAGGAGTTTGCATATACTCATCGTTTGCTGACTGTTGACCACTAGACCTTGCTTCCATCTTAAAGTGTCTAACGTCTCTGTTTATCTGAGCCTCAGCCAATGTAATGAAGTCAGGTATTACTGCTGTAAGGTCATCTCTGTTTAAAAAGTCAGCTATAGAAGCTTTTAGTCCTGTGTAATTAGATAAAGCCATTAGTACATCCTCAATCTATCTTGATTTTGTACTTCATAGCCACTTGGATTAATAGAACCATTTTCAAGTCCTGCAATAAATGCTCGGTATTGTTCACCACTCAGTTGTGGCAATATTTCCATAACATCTCTATATTCCGCTTCACTTAGTCTAGACATTACAGCTTGTGCATTATCTCGCATTGCCGGAGTCTCAAAGCCACGTTCACCACTAAAACCTAAGTTAGCTGATGTAGCTTTTCCTGATGTAACTAAATCATATGCTGACATATCCTTATCCATGCCATACTTTATAAGCGCATCACGCATTGCAGGTGTTCCTAAACCTCTAGCACCACCACCACTTTCTATAAATTCTTGTACACTCATACCTGCTTGTCTTGCCCTCATTTCAAGCATCTTCATTTTTTCTGATGTTGCTGATACAGTCGGCTCTAAGAAACTTTCACCTGTGTCAGGGTTTTTGCCTGAGAACATATCCATAAGGTATCTTTCTCGGTGAGCATCTTGTACTTGATTTGTAGGAGTGTCTAGTAAGCTCATTACACCACCGCCACCGCCGCTCATGTCTAACCTGCCTAACAATTGGTCAATCTTTTGCTCTAGTGTTGTTGCCATGCTGTCTCCTGTCTAATTTAGCAATAGTATATCATTATTTATTAAAGTAACCCTTGTTTTTCAAGACCCATTAATAAGTCATGTGTTATTACACCTGTTGGTGGTTTCATCATTTGTAGTTTTCTAATGTTCTGAGGAGTAATATTATCTCTTGTAATTACCTCACCTGCATTGTTTCTTATGTCTGTGACTAAATCTAGTAAATGTAAGTCTTGTGTAAATCTACCTACAGGCTGACCTGCCATTCCTGTATTGTAGCTCTCATGATTACTGTAGCGATTAGCAACGTTATCTGACAAATCAAGCTGTCCTATGTTTTGTAGCGTGCCTTCTGTAGCATTAATTTGTTTTATGTCTGTGTTAGCTATTCTAGCTTGTGGGTATGACAGCACACCATTGTCTTGACCCTTAGTATATATACCTCTGTTAGCTCTAAAGTTTACGTCAATAATACTAGCTATAGCTTTTCTTTCAGCTCCTGTTGTACCTTTTAATGGATTGTCTGATTTAATACCTCTCCAGTTTTTATTAACCAATTGTCCAGTCTCTAAA